ATGGAATCAATAGTGATGATGCTTTTAATAATGGAAACTTTGTTATAACAACTCCTGTAAGAAATCCAGACGGTTCATTGTTCCCACCTCCAGATTTAACACACAGAGTAATTAATGATATCGGAAGCGGATCTACTGTAGATAAATCTGGAAAGGTTACTTTAGCACCTGCTGTTACAGGATGTGATTAAATATTATAAACAGGTGGATTATTTGACATTGATGTAAATAACTGATTATAACTAGCTGATAAAGAAATCATTAAACTCATACTAAATGATTGTATAGGAACATTGAATGATGTAGAAAGATAATCCTTTTGATCATAAAAATATTTTATAATTACATCATCATTACCTTTTTTTGATAATTTTAAAAATATAGATTGAGCCATATCAATTAATTCTAATATCCAACCATTATTGATATAATTTGTTTTTATATAACTTATAAAGCTATCCGATTCCTTTTTAAAAGCAACTTCAAATGAATTATCTATGAAAGTTTGTAACTCTTGAACTGTTATATATTTTGTATTAATATTATTAATACAATTTGTTGAAGCTTGTGTAATAGGAACACCATCTTCATTACAGATATAACCATTTACTACTTTACATCCTCCAGCATTTAAAAGTTCTGTATATGCATCTATTCTAGGCATAAAATTAACAAATACAGCACTTAATGCTACATTAGTTGGATATCTAGGATCACCAACACCTTTATAGTAATCTACATATTCATAATATTTGCTATTTGTATTATCTATTAAATTACCTTCTAATAAGTTTTTGTATGTGCCTATAATAGGACCGCCTAAATTTCCTAAATCTATTTTTTCATCTTTTATTATTCCATCCCAATTAATATTACCAACAGCATTAGCTAAGTCAGCAGTTGCTTGTTTGAAATTAAAATCTAAAAAATTTCCTGTTACTGAAGGAAAACTTGTTGCTAAACTCATATAATTAATTATCCTCCTCGTCTATATCTAGGAAGTTTTCATGCTGCTGCTTAAGGAATATTGTCTTAAGAAATTCCATCATAGCATCACGATCTTTGGCATTTTTAAAGTGCTGAATTATGGTTCTATCTCCTTGTGTACTATATCCAAAAAGAATATAAGCATCCAGATATTCAGTTATAATTGACTTCAGAATATTTAAATCCCTCAAGACAATCTTATTGTCTTGATAATTTTTCTTAAGCCAAATATCTAAAGCCTTTTCTAGCTCTAGGTTATTAAGAGAAGAAAATACCTTTTCCCTAATCTCCCCTAAAGAAGGTTCTTCTATAGGAGCTTGTAATCCTGTGGAGGATAGAGAAGGGACAGAAGTATTTTTCTTTCTTGTTCTTTTTTTAGGCTCCGACATAAGTTGAGGCTTTGTTATTAATGCCAAACTTAACAAGGTATTCAATAACAACCTCAATGGAACTAGTCTTGATCTTAAAACGATCTGGAATGAACTGTCCTCCGTCATGCAGTTCGAAGTATTCCTCACCCATTTCATTATGATTATTATAACAAGTGATGATTACCGATGCTACATTAGGATCTACTACTACAGTCCAACTACGAGGATCTGTATAAGCATATTCACCGAATAGTTTATCTACTACATAACCGCTGTCACGAAGACGCTTAATAAAGTAGCTGCATGTTGTTATTTTATTCTTTGACATATCGTTTTTATTTATTGAAATGTTTTTATTTTACAAGTGCAGAAACAATATACTTTAATTCAACATCACTATCATCTTTATTCTGAAATACAAATACTTTATACTGATTATTGATCTTTACCTTTACATCATTGCGACATGTAGCAAGATTCTTGAATACTTCAGTATTAATAGGAAGTGCTTCAGGAATTGGTTGACCATCAAATTCTTCAGATATTTTTAAAGTAATATTATCAACATTCTGTAGTGTATGATCATTAATTTCAGCACATATTCTTCCTTCACTGGTATAGAAATAAATCTTAGTAAGATCGGATGCAAATGCATATCCAGCCATGATTTGTTTGAGTTTTGCAGTTGTTATAGAAAATTCTGTATCAAAGTTTAATTGTGCAATTTTACTGATATTAACAGGACATTCCCTAACAACAGTATCATCAACAAGATGATATTTAAAATGAGTATTTTCATTATCAGGAGCTTTATTAAGACACTTGATGTTATTATGATTTAATTCTATAGAAAATTCACCATTGTCACCCAAGCATTCAAGACCAGATAAAAGCTTCTTGATACTAATAATGTTCAGTCTGATAGGCTTTTCAATCTTAAGAGGAAGTTTAATCCTAGCATATAAGATTACTGTATTATCAGGTGATGAACAGATAGTATAAAGACCTTCTGTATCAGTCTTTAATACACAACTCTCTGAGAGTCTGTTTACAGGCTTCAAAAGCTTTTCTAAAAAAACCTTTGGGATAGGGATTAATTCACTCATATTTGGTTAGTTTGCTATTTTGAAGTAATTTTAGCATACCAGCCAATGTTTTGTCGATATTTTTTAGAGAATTTCTGATACTATCCACATCACTGCGACTAATCAATACCTCTCCACTATCCTTTCTAATCTTTAAAGGAGCCTGTGGGTGCGCTACAGACGCAGGGAGAGGCGTTCCTACTAATGGAGCATGAGCATTGATGGGTTCTGGAATCGACTGCAAAGCCAATTCATTAACACCTTCATAAGCTTTTCTCACATCAGCAGGAACTTCTGCCTCAAAAGAAGTTTTTTGAATCTGCTGTCCAACAAGAGGAGCAACAAAATTCTGCATATTGATTTTGTTTGCACTATTATTAGAACGCTCGACAGTTAATGAATCCACACCGCTTAAGTGTGAACCAACCATTCTGGCAAGCATTGCTGCTTCAATAACTTCTTCTCTATTCTGCATTTTAGAGATCCTTCAGGATATCTTGGATTCTATCGTCCTGTGCTTGTGCTTCTGTAAGCTCTTCCTTCTCAGAAGAAACAGAAGATGTCTTGTTGACGATGGGAGCAACGTACTCCTCTTCTTCCTTATAAGAAGTAGGAACAGAAGTCTCAGAAACTTCCTCACCCAAGAAGTGAATCTTCAGCATCTTGGAGATTTCGTCTCTAGTCTTGTGTTCAAAGACACCATCAAGATCCTTTGCAGATGCATAGATCTCTTCGACATTATCAACACCTTCCAGTGCTGAAGGAGACATGAACTTAGAAGCTGTGTAGGTAGGATAACCACCTTCATTTGACTCTACCTTAATACGAAGACTGCATCCCTTCTCAGAAAGATCAAAGATCTTGGAACCAAACTCTTCAGCATCATCACCATTTATGGCTTCAGAAATAATCTTGAAGAGTTGCTTACCAAAGCGAAGAACCTTGGTCTGTCCCTGATTATCGGGATTGGTAGGATCTTTAACAACATAAGCGTTGCAAAGCCAACTTTCGTTCCTCTTCAGAGGCTTGATGCGCTCAATCTCACCTTCATTCTTGGTGTTATAAATCTTGGAACGATACTCATCAATAGGGCATCCCTCTCCATATGTATTAGGACAGAGGACAGAAACCAACTGATTAGTGATGACACTCTTCCAGATATGATGGAAATAGTGGAATAGAGTTCTCTCTGGATTCTCAAGATTTGGAATCAGACGAACTACATATGTATTTCCGATCTCAAGCTTCATGAAATCACGATAGCCAGCATTATCGGAGGTTGTCTTCTTGTTAAGAGCCTCTTTAATAGACTCGAATAGGTTGTTTGTATACTTCATAATTTAGTTTTGTTTGTTTTTGTTTGTTTTTGTTTTCTATGCTTCTAATATAATAGCTCAAACTGACGCAGTTTGCAACTCTTTTTTTAGAAATTCTTTTATTTTCTTAATAGCCTCTTTTACAAGAGTTTTTGTCTTTTCACTAGTATAGTAGCGTGTTTTATAAGAATCAATTCGATCAAAAAAGTCACCAGACCAGATTATTCTTTCCTCTTCATTCATCATTCTAAATCGATCTAGATTACCAAGACCAATCAAAGCATAAGGATTTACATTATGCTCTCTATAATGCTGCATCCATGTAGGCATTGATCTGATTTTATGGTTTAAATAGTCATCAAGCTGTATTCTATTTTTTAAACAGAACATAGCAATGTAGTGAAAACTCTCTTTGATTTTATCCAATTGCTTTTCAGGAGACTCGTCTTCTCTTTTCTTCATAGCAAGAGAATATGCTCTGATTGCTGGTCTAGTTATAAAGAATTGGATAGGGGGACAATCTTCGTCTGGATGTAGCTCTCTAGGTGCTCCAAAAAAATCATCAGGAGTTATATGAGGAAACTTTGAGAAAAATGCATTTAGTTTACGCAGTTGAACTACCAGAGTAGGACTTATGTTTGAGAAGTCCTTTCTAGGTTGATACGGTAGTCCATTACGGAAATACTTTAAGAAACAATTGTATATGTTCTTTTCTTGCTGTGAAATATTGCTCAAGGATTGTCGGAAGTTTTTTTGTTAAGTTTTGATCTGAAAATTTTCTTATAGATATTGGGTGTGCTACTAAGATAAGCCTTTATTACGTTTTGTAAATTATTTTCTCCTAAAAGTTCAAAATAAATTTTCTGTGTCTTCTTATCTTCTATCAGGAACTTTAAGAAGTTCAAGAAATTAAATTTCTTTTTTCTGGATATACAGACAAAAGAACCGAATTTAAGAGTAATATCCTCAAATTCGGATAAATCAAATACGTTTGATGGGTTTACGATTTCTTCTACTTGTTGTGTGGATGTGATGATCATAGTGGTTTTAAATTCTTTGTTATCTCCATGAATATAGGAGTTATCTTTCCTGCTGAAGCATTCGGATGTCCTCCTCCTTCACAGACTTTTTCAGCAAAAGCACCACAATCAATAGGATTTTCTTGGGTGCATTGTCTTATGGAAACTTTTTCATTCTTTACATTAATAAAGAAAAATAGGTCAGGAGAATACTTTTTAATCAGAATCTCCATAACCTGTGGAACTATACGTTCTACCATAGCCGCACAGGTTTTTTTTACCTTTCCACCGATGTTTATCTCACCATAATAGACAGGAATCTTTGATGCTTCATCAGCTGCTTCCTTCTTAATAAAGGCTATGGCTCTCTTTTGCTTATCGGTAAATGGTTTCCATCCATTATAGTAATCTTTTATGAAATCAGAGAATCTATTCTGATATTCACTCCAGAATAAAATATTCAGATCATATGAATAAGGAATCTGTAACTTATAAGAATCAAAGTCATCAATGATGGCAACAAGTGTTTTCTGTGCTTCTGTTGCTGTGATGGTTTCTTTGAATAATTTATACGTTAAAAGTGTATTTGATGAATATTCCTTGTATAAGATTTTAGCCTTTTTAAACTTTTCTACAAAGGTTTCAGAAGATTTATGATGGTCTATGAATGTTATATGGGACTGATCAAGTTCAGGTAGAAATTCTTCCCTTAAACCCAAATCTAACACAAAAGTCTCTGATGGATTATGAGTATTTGTAATCTCCCTTTTCAGTTTTGGGATCTCCATATTAGAAATAGGAGTATACTGAAAGGAGTCTTCCTGTGGTTTGCTCCACATATAAGCCAGAATACTTCCTGCTCCGTCTAGATCATTGTGAGAAAATAAATGGTGACATTTTGCCATATGGTGTACTATTTACAGAGATACTCTTAATTGTCATCTGTACTATCTAAATTTTCAATTGCATTAAGAGTATCTGCTATACTATTACTTTTACCATTTTTGAACTTATCGGACACAAACATCAAAGATACGTTATCAGGATCTTTGATACTGAGAGTGGGATAATCAATCTCCAAAACAGTGTTACAATCTTTTCTACCGAATCGGTTCTTCGTGATACCAAGATGGATTATACCAGCATCAAAATCACCATCTTCAGACCAAATAGAGAATTGAGCATCAGCAGTATGAGCAAGACCCATAGATTCACTCATCGTTTCTAGACCAGGATTTGCTTCTCCATAAGCACTTCTGTTGGTTTGAGTGGCACTAATCACAGGACACTCAAAATGATATGACATGGCTCTTACATGCTCCGTAACAGCCTTAACAGACTCATATGAATTCTTACCTTTCTCAGGTGGAGCAATAAGATTTAGATAGTCGATAACAATTACATCTGGCTTGATTCCCTTTCTTACCAATTTGTCTATATATGCCTTAATATGAGCAGGAGTTACTGTCTGTGGAGGAAATTCCTTAACAATAAGCTTTGCTTCACTATGCTTTGCTTTATAGGAATTTACTTGCTTCTTAAGTGGTTCAATATTAAACGGCAATTCCTTCTGTGCAATGTTAGAAAACAAGGAACTCATTCGCTTTGAGTAAACTTGTTCTGACATTTCCAAAGAGATCAAAACTACTGTTTTATTTTGATTAAGAATATTAGCAGCTATGTTACCCAAAAAGATAGATTTTCCTGAATTTGTCGTTCCATAGAATACATATAATGCTCTTCCATCAGAAAGGAATCCACCACCAATATGATCATCAAGCCATTTCCAACCAGTAGAAAGTGTTTTGGTAATCTTTAAGAGTTCTTTACAATGCTCATCAATATTCTCAAAGTAATCAAATCCGATATTATCAATAAGAGAAATTCCACATGCCTTTTCAAAATCTTCAAGAATCTGAGTCGTATTGATAGTTCCAGATTGGACATCGACCGATGTTTTTAGAACAGTATTATAAACTGCTTTCTCTTTCAAGAATCTTTCTGTATTCTTGAGAAGAACATCTCTGTCATAAGTTTTGTCAATATCAGCAAAACTAAGAGCAACATTTCTAAGTGCCAGTTTTCTTTCAGGTTCTACTAAATGTGCTTTAAGTTCTGTGATATTTGGTACTTTTCCATGAGCATAAAAATATTGATGAAGAGTCTCAAATACAATTCTAATGTCTTTGTTTTTAAAGTATGAAGGTTTTGCATACTCTATAATACTTTCTAGATAGATAGAATCAAAAATAGCATTATAGATCATCATCCTCTCAAAGAGGTCGAAGTCTAAAGGGAGAGTATTTTTTACCATATCAGCATATTATAGATTGCTTTGATGATATTAACAACGCTTTTATTCTTCTCTCTTAAATTTAAGCTCTGATTGGAGTTTTTCTTCTAGCTTTGGAAGAATCTTTGCCCAAGCAGCATCATCATCTTTCCAATCCTTGTAAAATCCAAGGACTTCCTCACCGACAACATAACGATGACCTTGCTTTGTAATAACACCATATCCCTCTGCCATCTCAAGAAGACCAGAATACTTTGAAATTCCAGTTCGGAAGTTCAGATACATTTCAGCCTCAAGGAAAGGAGGAACAAAGCGATTCTTGGTAGTCAATGCCCTCATGGTAAGTCCATTAACATCCTTGGAGAGAGGAGTAGTTTCGTCTGAAGCATTCTTGTTGTCAGATTTTCCCACACGCTCTTGCTTGGTTGCCATCTGAACTAGCACAGAGGACATATACAGAGGTCCAGAACCACCAGACTGACTCTTTATTAGTGTAGGATAAAGAGCACCGGGATTGTCATATGTATGATTGGTAAAGACAACAGGGCAATTAGCTTTAGCAGCAGCATGAGTAATTGCTCTAAGCATACTCTTGAGAGAGACTGCTCTTGCTCCCATGTCAGCAGAATCTTTACCGTCTTCAATAACCTTTGCCTCTCTTGCAGAAATAAGATTACCAAGAGAGTCGATTGCAATCATCACCTTTCCCTGAAGTTTATTTTCAACAACAGTCTTTAAGAATTTAACAATCTGATTACGACACTCCTCAATAATCTCAATAGGACAATGCTTAATCTTTGCAGGATCACAACCAAGACTCTCGGCAGTATCCTTGTCCAAAGCATTTTCTGTATCAAAGTAGACTACATGCATACTTTTTTTCTGAGCATTAGCCATGATCTTATTAACCATGAGAGTCTTTCCGCAAGCCTGTGGACCTGCAAAACCAATAATTCTTCCCATAGGAATTCCACCATAGAGAGAACCTGAAATAATTGCATTAAGAGCCATACAACCTGTATCAATCCACTCCTTAACGGTGGACAAGGTATTCTCATTTAAAAATTGAGCATCGGGATTAAGATCATCTAGGATCTTAAAAGCATCTTTAATATCACCACTGAACTCTGTATCTTCTGTTTCGTTTTTCTTTTTAGCCATATCAATATAATAACACAAAATCCACAAAAGTCAAAGACCTTTGTGGATTTGTACTGGTTTCTTTTTTTGGATGCGATTACGAATTACTCATCAAAAAGGTTTATGATAGCTGGATTAGCTTGTGTTGCTCCAGCAGGTGTTACCTCACCAGCTGTGGGTGGTACAAAGATGTTGCTCTTGTTGAACATCTGATCATACTGAGCCTTCAGACGGAAATCAAAAGCCTCAATATCGGTCTCGGTGATGCTATTCTTCTTGAATGAGAAGATAACATCTCCACTCTTATCTGCTAAGAACTCACGGAAGAAGATAGGAAGAAGCTGAACTGACATTCTTCCACTCTGGTCTTGTGGTACTACATGGAGTACAACTGGATTCTTAACAGCCAAGACTGTTTCAGTGGTTTTACTTGCATCCTTTTCGCCTACAATCGTTCTACCGACTGTATCAAGGAATGTTACTATGGTTGTTGTTTCTGTTTCGCTCATATGTTTTATATTTTACTACAAGTTAGTTATAAGTCAACTGACTTTTTCCAATTTAATGCTTCACTAGTATTAGGAAATATATCAATTAATATATCTTTAATAGCAATAGCAATCTCTCTATGTTCTAATTGAGTATCTTCGTTTGATCTAAGATCAACATAATGTGTCCAGCTTCTAAGGTTTCCTGTCATGTACATAGTTGTTTGTGTACAAAGAGGAAGAATCATACGAGCACATTCTTTTGCTGCACCTTTCTTTATAAGTTCATCATACAATTCAGCACCAGTTACCAAATAATTTTTAAGATTTTCCAAATCATTATCACTAAGATCCATTAAATCTGCACTGGATTGTCTGTTTTTATCTGCTTGCTTCCTTACTTGGAAAGATTCAAAGTCTGTAACCTCACTATATCTCTGACTAAATTCTTGAAAGCAAAAACTTCTATGACGAAGAATCTGTGCAGCAATTGCTCTTGAGGTGACAATTTGAAACGTCAAAGAAACTTGTTCAAATGGCGACCAGTGCTTATGTTTTATAAGATAAGCAAGTAACTTTGGTGCTGTTTCGGTATTCATCTGATTAGATGGATTGGAAACTCTTGCTATGTAGCTTATAAGATCTTCAGGGGAAAGAATACCTTCGATTACTGGTTGAGTTAGACTTATTAATTTTACGTTCATACCAATATTATAAACTATTATGAGAATAAATCAATAAGATCAGTATGAACTTGCATGGTAACTTGAGGAAGATCCCATCCTATACAATCATATAATCTTTCAATCGGAGGAGTTACGCTTTTATTAAACATTTTTTCGTAATCTATCGTGAAAACATCAGAAAGTTCTTTAGGAAATTCATCTAAGAATGCCATTGAACTAAAATTAAAAGGATTTCTAGCAGGATAAAACCATTTTATTTTAATACCACTTCCAATAGACTCATATTTTGATGTTAAATCATAATGTTTCAACATTTCATTGAAATGAATGGCTCCTTTTGAATGTACAGGAGTTCCTTTTCCAATTTTTCCATCATCTCCAATCTTTCTTTCCTGTTTTCCTAGATCTGAAATGTTACTACGGAAAGAAATATCTTGAATAGGCATACTACAAAACTTGTCATATGCCTCTTTTAAGATTTTATTGGATGCTGACTTGTCTTGAGAAAGAATCGCAAGCTCAATAACATTTTTAATCAGGCTTTTTGTGGCTTCTGAGAAAGAAGAACGCACAACTTCAACACCTACATATTTAAATGGATTCTTAGGAACAACTCCTTCTGATTCCAGAACGTGCATGATGTATCTCTTCTTTTCCATGAAGACTGCAACATCACAAACAGCTTCTTGTTTGAAAATAAATCTAGGATCTATGGATTTAAGATCAATCTTTGCCCAATCAATGATTTCTTTATTAAGATAATCACCAATATCTTTAATAACCTTACGAGCTTCATCGGTTATCTTTCCGTTTTCCAATAATTTTATGTTTAGATGATTTAGAATAGGTTGGAAAGAGAAGTAAGCACTATCAGTATCACCATATTTGTAAATATCCTTCTTTTCACAAGACAATCCTTGGTTTAACGCATAGTTATATACGATTTCAGATGCTTGTTTAACGACTGATTGACCAGTTAAGGTGATACTTGCGGCATGATCAATGTCATATAAAGGAGAATAACGCTGTCCAAAGACACCATAGATGGAGTTTAGAATGAGTTTATAGACGTTTTGGATGGTATCTAGGTCTAGAATCCTCTCTTCTATCTTTTCAAGCTGAGAGGGATCTTTAATTTTCTTAGATTCCTTCTTTAATTCGATCATTTTGTTCTTTGCATCAACACGTTCCGTATAAAGACGATCAATAAACTTAGGAACAACACCTTGAAACTTCTGTGTGTACAGAACATTATACTTTGAAACAGAAAGTTGTTCCTTTTTTACAAGTCTTTGGAACTTTTCTTCTTCTAAAGTAACTATTTTGTTGTTTGAAAGTCTTAATGTATAGTTTCCATCCTCTACAAGAGTGATTTTACCTATTTTTGTCTCTGGAGAGACGTTAAGGGAGATGATTGTGTTAGGATATAGACTGTTTGCATCATAACTAACGACTGCTTTACTCAAACCACGCTCTGGTTCATGTACATATCCACCTACATAATCAGTTTCTCCTTCATCTAGCTTGAATGTAGGTATAATCATACCATCTTTTGATGCCTGATGAGCGATTGCACCAGTAATAAGTGACACTTTACCTAATGATTGCTCAAAAGGAATGAATCCTTTGTATGAAAGTGTACGAATTAGTTTGATATACTTGAGCTTTTCATCAAGTTTTACCAGCAATCTTACGTCTTGGATGTTGTAATCAACGAATTTTTTCCAATCAGTATCAGAAAGTGTTGATAAATTGGTTGCTCCGATATCAACCTTAGTCTCTCCAAGCTCATATTGACCAATATAACCCAATTTATATGACTCTCTATCACTCCTTGCAAAGGATTTATAGGCTTCCATGTAATCAATACAGCTTAATCCTCTGATATACCAGCGATTGATTACCTTTCCGAACTTATCTACACCAACATTCTCTCTATAAAAGATAGAATTAACAGGAGAAAGTCTTGCTGCATCCTCTGAACTGAGAACATTATGCAAACGAGTCATGATATATGGAATATCGAACCCACTTGAGTTCCATCCAACCAACATATCAGGTGGATCTGCTTCCCAAAACATCAAGAATCGTTGAATTAATTCTATCTCAGACTTACAATGGAAGTATTTTACATTAGAATCCGAAGGAGTATACGGCTTAAGTCCCCATGTATAGTAGGTATCATTAAGAGTATTGTAAATTGTGATGAGATTTATAGGATCTTCTGCTTTTTCTGGAACAGGAAATGATCCTGTTGAGTAGGTTTCGATATCGAAGAAGTAAACCTTAAGAGGAAACTGTCCAAAGTTTGGGTTATCTATCTCATCTTTGTATGTACTGAGAAGAAAGTCTTGGTCACAACCTATGTTATGGAACAATCTCTTTATAGGAGTCTCGTTTACAAATTTATTCCTTTCAAATTGATTCTTGAAAGTCAGTTTTCTCAATGGAGTATTGAAAATAGAGACTCCATCTGTTGCTTTGGGTGACTCTACAAACAGATGAGGCTCATAACTACTTTCAATCTTAATACGATTACCGTTTTCATCCCATGTCCAGAGATGAATTAACTGGTTTCTGCTATCGTAATATACATTTCTATACATATACTTTATGATATCACTGATAATTTTATATGTCAAATGTATATTTAAATATAAATATAGAAGAAAAACAAGAGTTAGAAAAAGTAGTTACAGCTACTTTTTCAACCCGAACAACTGGGATGTCCTCTTGTTTCTATTATAATTATGAACAACACAATACAAAATAACAATAATAAACTTTCTGAAAAAGAAAAAAAAATTAAAAAATCTCTTTATGACAAAGAATATCGTTTAAAAAATAAAGAAAAAATATTAGAACGAAATAAGAGTTATAATTCTAGACTAGAAATAAAAGAACGTAGAAAAGAATATGACAGGATTAAAAATAATATTAAAAGAGAATATATCTCCAAACAAAAAAGAGAATATAATTCCAAACCAGAAGTGAAAAAAAGAAAAAAAGAACGTGAAAAAAAATATCTTTCTAATCCAAAAAATATTCAAAAATTAAAAGAATATCGTAAACAATATTACACTAATCCAAAAAATATTTTAAAAAGAAGAGAGTATTATAATAATCGTTTAAAAAAAGATATATTTTTTAAAATATCAAAAAATTTAAGATGTAGATTTTTAAAAGCAATTAAAAATAATTATAAAAATACATCTTCTATAGAATTATTAGGATGTTCTATTGAAGAATTTAAAAATCATTTAGAATCTAAATTTAAAAATGGTATGACATGGAAAAATCATGGAAAATTCGGTTGGCATATAGATCATATTATTCCATGTGCATCCTTTGATCTAACTAATTCAGAAGAACAAAAAAAGTGTTTTCACTATACAAATTTACAGCCTTTATGGTGGATAGAAAACTTAAAAAAAAGTAATAAAATAAAATAAAATAATTCTTATACTTTTTGATCTGGATTTAATCTGATTAAATCAGGACATTTTTCATTTCTTTCCTTAGATCCCCAAGCTGTTGTATACAATGCTTCATATTTTTGTATGTGATCTTCTAGCCATAATCCCTCTGTAAAAGCTCTAGCTTTGGTAGAAAGTTCCATATACCTATCAAAATCAGAAGTTATGTATTCTAATTGAGAAATAAGATCTCTTCCATCTTTGAATTGGTGTTCTGCTCCCTCATAGGTGCAAAGATCCTGATAAGCACCGGGTAATCCGAATGCTCCTGCCTCAACCATCTTGATATTGCTCTTGGATTTGTTGAATACGTTATCAACGAGAGGTGCGAATACTGCATTGGCTCCTACATCGTGAATACTTTGTGGAAGATCCATTAAAGGAGACCAATCAATGTATTCCATTTCACCATTATCAATGAATGGTTTGACTGCAAGTGGGTAGCATCCCTTCCATACAAACTTAAATTTCTTACGAGCCTTGATAATTTCTTCTACTACATGAGAGAAATCATCTTTCATCCCTGTACGATTGGTTACATCAATGTGTGTTCCAGATCCAGCATAAAGAATACGAGGACGCTTCTTATGTCTGTCATAGAGTTCTTCAACACGTTTCTTATCATAGAAACGATCAAGCCAAAACTTAGGAGGATAGTTAGGAATGACTGTAATATTTTTATTACCTGTCTTATTGATGTAGTAATCTTTCATGTACTGACAGGTAACAGTTACTTCATCCATCATTCCCATGATTTCTAAGATACTTGAAATGATATCTTGGCTTACGAATGCATCTTTACATCTATTATAGTCAGGAATATCATCCTTGAAGACGATATCATCGACTTCATAAATCAAACGATATCCCATCTGAGGCTTTGCCTTTACCAATTCTTTAATGAATGCATTCTGTACAGGTGTTGCCTGTCTTTGCATTCTGATTGCACTAATTCCTTGATAGAATCTAAGATCCAAAACCATACAAGTAAGTCCTGAAATGACTGCCTTGTTATAACTATTTAAACAAAATTCGGGCCAAATCATTCTCCAATATCCACAGCCACCGTAATCAGCATAGTAATTGATAGCTCTAGGAAGGCTCATCTCTGGCATATCAATAGGAGGAGGCTCTGGAAGTTTTACAGGATTTGCGGCTACATAACTGTAGCTAGGCATACCCAAAGGAAGATTATTAGGAGCATTTGGAATACCGCTCTTGGTTGGCTTGTACTCGTATACAATGCTCTTTGAAGTATCTACAGGAGCAGGAGTATTAGAACTTTTTATCTTAATCATATTATTTTATATTAACAAATGGTGTGTTATAAATCAAGGTGCTATGGAAGTTTTACCGTCTTTCTTCTCTAACTTAATAATTGCATCAAAGTTAGAATTAACAGCAGCCTTATTATGAGATATGATATAAACAGCCTCATCATATTTGTCGGTTCTTTCTCTTAAAATCTCAAGAATTTTGTTAACTCCCTTCTCATCTAAGGCAGAATCAAACAACTCATCATACATACTGAGGTTGAAAGCAACACCTGTCTGCATTCTTAGTATATCTTGGAACATAAAGAGGATAGCAATGTCTATTCTCTTTCTTTCACCACCACTAAAATTGAAATAGGAACATTCCTTGCCTTGTGTATTGTAGATTGTTTCTTCAAACATCTCATTGAATTCACATGTACAAGGAGCATCAAGAGTTTTTAGATAGAAATTAAGCTGTGCATTCAGCACAGAAAGCATTTTTTTGACGATAAAAGTCTTAACACCTTCTTCAGATACAACAAACTTTGCAGTTTCTAAAACCAAAAGATGTTTTTGCAAATCAGAAATGTTTTTTTCCAGATTCTCTATTTTCTTTTGAGCATCTTCTATCTTTTTATCATCTTTGAACTCTTCCTTTTCTATCTCTTCGATGTTTTCTTGATACTCTTCTATTTTTTCCTCTAAGGATTTTATTTTCTGTTCATGTAAAGCAGAATTTGATATCTCATCCTTATAATCTTTGATCTCATCCTTAAGAGTTTCTATGTTATTGGTAATCTTTGAACCGAAAGCAGTTTTTTCAGATCCTATCTTCTTATTTTCATCATAGATGGGTTGGTTAATAGAAATTAACTCATCTAATTTTTTAATTTCACTTTCAATATACTGTAAATCATCTTCACAATACTGTCTGTTGCAAGTAGGGCATACATTTCCCTTATCTAATATCTTTTGCTTCTCTTTTTTAGCTTGGTTTATAGTATTATAAGCTTCGGATTTCTTTTCTCCTATCTCTACTATTTCTCTGTTTGTTTCGATCAATAATTCTCTGAGCTTTTCAATCTTATCCTCATTATTCTTTATCTTTTCCTTTAAAGAAGAAATTTCAGGAATGTCTTTTTTTCTCAATGAGGCTAAATCATTTTTGGTAACATCAATTTTCTTATTAATACTCTCTATTCTTTCTGATTTGTTCTCATCAAATCCTTCCTTACTGTTTTCTAAAAACTCTAGTATTCTTTGTTCTGAAGAAAAATCTTTGGATAGGAATTCGTTTTCCTTTTTCTTTTCATTGTAGTCTGCTCTTGTCTTTAAAAGCATCTCACCAAAGATTCCAAGATTTAAAATACCTTCAACAAACTTTCTCTTATCAATCTTTTTCTGTGCCATGAAGGGCATAGTATTATTTGCCGTCATGATCACAGCATTTTGAAATACTTCTTCGTTTGCTCCTATCAGTTGCTTGATATACTCATCAGTCTTCGGCATCGTAGAAAGAGAAATATCTTCTAAAGATAAGTCTCCATACTTCTCTAAGAGAAGTTTACTAGGCTCCAATGATCTAGTTAATTTATAAGATGTGGAAACCTTGCCGTCTTCAATAGCAAATTCCAAAACTACAACAGAACCTCCTTTGCTTTGGTTGTGTACTATCTTGTCCTTTTTAATATCTCTGATAGTAGAACCAAACAAAGCCCAATAAATTGACTCTATAAGAGAGCTTTTACCAACACCATTCCTGCCACCATTGTCTTTATTCTCTCCAGTTATCAGAGAGATTCCCTTCTTAAAATCTAAAGAGACTTCTTCTTTTCCTATAGATAGGAAATTCTTGATTGAAATACTATTAAACTTAATTTTTTTCACTTTTATTAGTATATACTAAAATAAAGTAATTTCAACCTGATAGTATATCTTTATTATTCCAATAAAATTTCTCATTAGGATATGAATTAATTGTTTTAAATTCTAATTTTCTAGGTTCTCCAAACATTCCCTCTATTCCAGAATCGGTCTTAGAATATTTCTTATTGAATATAAAGTCTCTGTTATATGCAGTATAGTGCATGATTCCTGTTTTAACACCACTTGGTTTACTTCCATCATGTGCATTAATAATCCCACTCATCATTGGTTTATGAACCTTCTTACCTATCTCCTCTAGTCTCCAAAACATATCGGTATCTTCTTCTCCTATTCCTAATAATCTTTCTTCAAACCATCCTACCTTTTCTACTAATTTTCTATTAATAAAATAATGCGACCAAGAACCATTTATGGCAAATGCTTCTGTATCTTTATGGTTATCTGCTATGTTAGATAAAGATTCAAAAGAAAAATTCCTATCTATAATAACATCATCATTTAGGATTAAATTCCAATCTTTAGGGCTATTTATTAGGATTGTATTCCATAATTTAGCCAAGCTCCTGAATTCAGGAAACATAGAAACTATGCAATTAGGAGTTTCACTTGCTAGTTTTAATATTTTTTTCCTATAGTCTTCATCAATAGGTTCGTTATACTCTCCATTAACAGCAAGTACTATAGTCCAATTACCTCTTTCTCTGATAGAAGATATTAGTTTTTTAACTCTTTCAAATCTGGCTTTAAAGGTTGTTATTCCTATTGCGAAACTCATAAAACTTATTTAGCACAGCATCGAATCTTTGGATTGATGTATGATTGTTTAAAACATTTTGATAGCCATTATTTGCTATTCTTTCTCTTTCTTTATCGTTCTTGGAATAGAAGTTTATTTTTTCTATGGCATCTTCCATGCTATCGTAAAAAACAATATCCTCTCCATCGGTAAAGAGCGTGTCTAATCCTCTTTCAAAAGGAAGTCTGTCTGTCATCACCATTCTTTTACAATACATTCCTTCAAATATTCTTCTGGAAACTTCTCCGTATCTACTATTTTGAATTACAATTTTTCCTGTGCTAAGAAGATCTCTCTGTAGAATATTAAAGTCTCTTTTATTAGAGAATCTATTGCCTATTCTTGATTTAAGCTCATCTAGAAATGGTGTGTCTCCGTCTCCTCGTGTGCTTACGACATCATATGTTGGTTTGATATCAGGATTTTCTGAACCTTCTAATGCATCTGCAAAGTGTGTCCAGTAAATTGCATCTATATCTCTCTTTTTATACTCCTGTAATGAAACCAAATCAGGAGTCAGAACAAGATCAAAGTTCCATGCCTTATTAGAATTGTTACCAAAGCACTGAGGATCGTCTCCAGCTTCCATTACGGTATAGATGTCTGGAAAGTATTGCCTATCAAGTAAGGGATGATTAAAAGCTCCATAATCCATATGGAAGATTATGTCTGGTTTATATTGACCACTTTGTATATGTTGGTATAAAGCAGTCAATCCAGATATTGAATACTGTTTATTCCTGTCATATAAAGAATATATACGACCTTTTATATTTCTTCTCTTGGATTCATTAACTATGGAGAGGGGAGTAGACCATCTCTCATCAGGCATCCATGCAAAAAGAAAAGCTATGTTAAGATTATTTTCCATCTATTCTATCATGACAGAATAATCCATCACCTGTTATTACATTAAAATCTTGATTACTCCACCAAGATGTTGCTGCTGTTTCTATGTCTGTATTATCAATACAGAATTGAGGAATGATATGCTTCTTATAAAAGTCCCTTCTAAAGATACAGGGATTGTTTGTAAAGTTAGCATTGGCTGATTTGAATTTATACCATATAGGAGATTCACTTATCTTCTTACAGTATTCAGGAAAATCTAAATCGGGTGTATCTCTCCAGTGTGTACATTCTGCCAAATGAGTCATGCATCTGTGTTCTTGACCAGTAAACCAAGATGAATACAAAGGATTACCGGGATTTTTTCTATGTCTGAGTCTTGCAACATCCGCTATTTCATTGTTTATTAATTCTGTTCCTGTTTTTAAAATATCTATTACTTTCTGTTTATCTTTTTCTATGAGAAAAAAATCATCTTCCAATAAAAGAATATTATTAGATATACAATTTTCTACAAGCCATTTAAAACCAGCGGCTATCCATTTATTACTATCTGCTACATAAGTTTCTACATTAAAATCCTTGAGAACATCAACAGTCTCTTTTACTAAAGAAGAAGGATTAACATATACACTAATCTGTTTGAATTCTTCATTAATACCCTTTTCAAAAATACTGTTTAATGTATTTCTAAGAGTATTTGGAGCATTATAAGTTAAAATTCCTAAAGTTAAATCATTCATAGAGGTGTTGTAGTGATATCGTCATTATAGATATATGTATGAATGACTTTATCTATATGATACTCTGTTTTAGCCTCTTTTGCAAGTTGTTCTGCCCAAAACCAATCTTCTGAATAGTTCTTATCACTAAAAGTATATTTTTTTCCTAATTCAGATTTCCATGCACATACATGGAAAGGAACTCTGTTAATATATCCATCGGGATAATACTCTTCATTAATTTTATTGTTAAGAGAAAAGTTTATAACCGATACTGGTTTGTCATTTACATAGCAATATTGTTTGAACGTAACAACATCAGGATTATGTTTTATTCCTTCTAGGAGTGAATCTACATAATCATCAGATATATCATCATCATCATCTACGAATGCCATGTATCTTCCGTTAGCCATCTGAACCAATGTTTCTCTTTTGGCTCCTATACTTCTCTTCCTATTATCAAGGAAAACAAGATGCTCTACTTTTTTATCTCCTATTTGGTTTTTTATCTTCTCTATCAGTTTTTTAAGATGGGAATCTACTCTTTCGTAAACAGAAGGTGTTAATATAGAAAGCAAAGGTTTATTCAAATCAAGATCAAATTTTCTTTCTCTTCTTTTCTCGTAGGTTTCTCTGTCTATGTTAAAATAAGATTCGTTTCTAATATATAACTCATCATAATTTGTCTTTTGATAGACAGGATGTTGATGTTCAATGATGACTTTATCAGAACGATAAACCTTTTTAAGCTGAATGGAAACATCGGTGAATTCGTTGTCACACCAGAGACTGATATAATCTGGATGGTAGATATAACCAAAGCGGTCATAGTATTTTTTACCTAAAATACAAAGAGTATTGATATTGTTCTGTCCACCATCGCTATACCAGAGAACTCCATCGGTATCTCTAAAGTATTCATTCATATCCTTTCGGATAATGTCATCATATCCTTTTATTACAGGAATCATGTCATCGGATGCTAGTAAAACTATATCCCAACCATTAATTTTTTCCATATCAGCATTAATGGCTTGCATCTTTGTTTTACTATTACCAAAGAAGTATGCAATCTTATATTTCTCTTTGTATGAATCTAATCTACTTCTAATAATAAGATTGTTCATACTAGAATCATCATCATCCAATGAAATCAGAAAGGCTATCTTCGATGGATCGGTAGCCATTTCAATATATCTATTCAATACATTAAAAAACTTTTCTGGTCTTCCTCTAGTTGGAAACTTAATTAATATTTTTAAATTCTTATGCATATTTTAACCTCCTGATGGATAGTAGTAGTAAATTGGTCCTTTAATATAGACTTCTGTTTTTAATTTTCCTTTGAGTGCTTCAGAAAAAGCTTTATCTTCTTGCCAAGATTTGTCTGGAAACATTGTATCAAGTGCTATTTCTCTTTTGATAGGATTTAAATGATTAGGACAACGATAATAAATGTCATCATTTTCAAACCAATCTTGATATTGAATGGAATGTATGAACTTTTTAGGTCCAATATTCCTTAAAGTTATAATACCTTCTATACCACAACAATCAGGATTTGACTTGAGGGCTTCCAGAATTCCAAAGGTATAGAAAGGGGAAACCATATCGTCATCATCAACGAATACTACATAGTCTCCCTTTGCTGCTTGTAAGAGTTCGTTTCTTTTTTGACCAATAGATTTTGATCCATTATCACTATTAGCAAGCATTTCTACTTCACCATTAGACTGTGCTCTGAGTACTCTTGCTAAATTTTGAAATACATCTTTTCTACTGTCTACTGTAACTGTTAATATAGATATTTTTTTACTCATTTTAAAAATACATTCTCAAAGGTTTTTATGACTTTATCTGGTGTATATGCTCTGTAGGCATTATAATCAAAATCATCTACTATTTTATAGTCGAGTAGCAATTTTTCTAGGTCTTTTTGATTATTATATAATACTCCTTTATCTCCAAGCATCTCTATATGAGCCTTTTCACGAGAACCAGACCATGTAAGAACAGGTTTATTACAAGAAGAGAACTCTGCGATTGCCATTCCAAAAGTTTCTCCTCTTTCACGAGCATGTATCATGGCATTACAGGCTCCTATAAAGCTATATTTCTCCTTTAAATCTATTATAGGAGAGAAATAAATAACATTTGGATGTTTAAAGAAACCTTTTGTATTACAAAATATAAAATAGATATTTGGTTCTTTATTAACTGTATTTTTGATGGCTTCATGTACAAAATCTATGTTGAATTCATTGAAGCTTCCTATTCTACCAAATACCTTTGCATCTAATGGAATGTTATGCCTCTCTCTAAATTTATTCCCTAACTCATTAATATCAAATGTATTTTCCCTAACTATATGAGGAACAAAAGGAACACTTCCATTTGAACAGTGAGTGGACAACCATTGAGAAACAAACGCATATTTGTCTCCATGCACATGATTTGGATGTTGTGGAAAAACTGCATGAATAATATTTGTTGCCTTTTCAGAAAGATATCCTTCTGGTTCACCTGATTTTATTTGATAAACATAATCTATTTTGTTTTCTATAATATAATCTTCTAAATCTTTTATATGGGTTCCCAACTTGGTAGGAAATCGGATTTGAACAGAATTAAAAGCATCATCTACAGCTTTTTTAAAAATATCTTGAGACCAATGAGGTTCAAAGGAAGAATCAATCTTTTTATGAAAAGCCAAGAATGATTTATTACCTAGATACTTCTCATTTGCAAAAGCATAGTCTAGTAAAGCTCTGGTAGAACCTGCTACTGTAAAAAATCCCTCATAGAAAAGAATATTAGCCATAATATATTATACCACTTTTTTATAAAAAATCAATAAAAAGGGTATAAGAAGATAAATATTATTATATGAATAATAACAGAAAAGAATATCTTATTAAAAACAGAGATAAAATTTTAAAACAACAAAAAGAATATAGATTAAAAAATAAGAAAAAATTATTACAACAGATGAAAGAATATAAAATAAAAAACAAAGAATATATAAGAGAATATAATAAAAAATATAAAATAGAAAAAAAAGAAGAAATTAAAAATTATAATAAACAATATAGAAACAAAAATCCTGATATAATTAAAAAATGTAAAAAAAGATTTAAAGAAAAATATAGATTAGCAGAAAACTTAAGACAAAGAATTAGAAAAGCTTTAAAAAATAAAACAAAATTTAATAAATCTATGGATTTGATTGGTTGTGATATAATCACATTAAAAAAACATTTAGAATCACAATTTAAAAATGGAATGAATTGGGAAAATTATGGTCAGTTTGGTTGGCATATAGATCATATAAAACCATGTGCTTCATTTAACCTAATAGATCCAGAACAACAAAAAATTTGTTTTCATTATACAAATCTTCAGCCTCTTTGGTGGGATGAAAACATTAGAAAAAAAGATAATATTATTTTTTAATTTTATAGTGTATAAATTCTTTTTTTTGTTCTATTTTAATGATAAAATTAGACAAATTTATTTGTTTTAAACCATCTTCTGATAATGATGTTTTATTATTTATTAAATCTTCTGTTTTTTTACCATTTATTAAATGTTTTTCCAATTCTTTTGGATTATTTAATCTATGTTCATGTGGAACGGAATAATATCTACCAAAAGGATGTTTATATGGTTTTAAATTCATTTTTTCACATCTAGTATATAAATTGTTATCTTCTCCTCCCCATCCTATATAACTTATAGGATAACCATTTACTTTTTCAAAATGTTCTTTTTTAAAAGTTATAACTCCTCCCATTATTTTATCTGGTATATTAATATAATTAAATTGACTACAATGTGAACTTAAATGTGATGGTAATTCAGGATAAGAATAATCTGAAAATTCTACAAGAAGATCTACATCATGAAAACAATAATAATCTGAATTTTTATTTAATAAAAATCCAATATTATTTAATAGTCCCTTATTAAAAAGCTCTTGATCATCTTGTTCAACAACAATTAATTCAAAATCTTCAATTTGTTTTGATAAATATTCTTTTAATCTAGGAATTAAAAGCTCTAAAGCCCTTTGTCTATCTCTATAAGGAATTATAACTGAAAGTTTTTTACCTTTGTTTATAATTTTCTTTCTACTATAATTCTTCTGAATATTAATAAGAGAATTATTAACACTTTCTATTCCGACATCAGGTATTTGGTTAGTGAAATGCTTCCATTTTTTAATAAAATATTCAGCAGACTTGGCTACATTCTCTTTATAATTTTCTTTATTGGTAATAGAAGATGCTTCACTACTTCCTTTTATATCTGTAAGATAATCTTCGCTATTTAGAAGATCAGGAAAATACCAAAAAGGTGGAGCAACATTCTTTGTTATAAGATTATAAGCGAAATCTACATGCTCAAAGGCATTCATGTACTGTTCATCAAAGTATCCTAGCTTTTTAACGAGACTAGCATTGATATACATGAAGGCTCCTTGTGGATTATGGTAAAATCCTATCTTAACACCATCAGGTTGTTCTAATACGAACTTTAAAGTCTGTTCATTACCAGCAATTTTCTCAAAACATAAGTGATGTATGCCTGTGGATTGAGCAGCTTTTATATATTGTTGGAATACACTGGTATCTTTGATTAGAATATCATCTTCAATCAAGAAGATATGCTCCACATCACGCTTTATAAGCTCAAATATAGCCTTGTTTTTTGATTTGGATACACCCAACTGCTTGTCATTGTGGATAACAACATCGCCATCTTCACTTTTTGCATAGTGATCGGTTCCATCATTTACAATAACAAGCTCATCTATCTCATTTCTTGGGATAGATGCTAAACATTTCTTATAATACTCAAAACGATTGTAGGTTGTTATTCCTACTCCTATTTTACCGTATGTCTTTTCCATATTTCTTTTAGATTCTTTAATACTTCTTCTTCAGTATGATTGGTTTCGGTTGGACCTCTACCATAAATTACTCCAAACTTATTCTTATCAACAAATCTGTCATGATTTTTGAAAAAATTATCCATGAAATCCTTTTCAGATCTTATTTTACTTTGTTGATGATCAGGAACTACGTCTTTTACACACTCATTAGCACCTTCTACATCAGCAAACCATCTAAAAGGTGGATGATAACCAGCTTTGATGATCTGATATGTATGGTCAACATGCTCTAATGCATTATAAAACTGTTCATCCATCAATCCAACTTCATTTAATGTATCTATATGATAGTAACTGAGTGCTCCTAATACATTAGGATAAAGAATAATCTTTGTTTCATCTGGATAATTAATTATTTTTCTATGAACAGGATATCCATTACCATCTGTGTTATGATTTCCATGTAAACCAAAGTTAAAATGCTTTATACCAGTAGATTTGTATGCATTTATGTATAGATTGAATACGTTTTTATCCAATATTTCTATATCATCTTCTACTAGGAAGATATGCTCACATCTACATTCAATCAAATACTTTAAGGCTTTGTTTTTAGCTACAGCAACTCCTTCTTTTCCTTTTGTCTTTATGTAATGAGTATTACCATCTTCTGTAAAGTCTATTAAATCTCTTACATTTGACTCTGATCCATCATCAACAACCACAAAGCTTGCATCATAGTTATATTCAAGAGACTTATAACTCTTTTTAAAGAATTCTGGTCTATCGCAGGTGATTAAACCTATACCTATCTTACTTGGTAATGGGTTTTGCATAATTTTTCTGTAAAGTCTCTAAGAAGGAAAGTAATTGCTCCTGTGTAATGCCAGCAGGATCGTTCTGACCGGGGATATACTTGTGATTGTGTACAAAATATCCATAGGAAAGACCTACACTACGATGCATATCAGGGAAATCTTTGAATCCGATCTTTTTAATTGGATGATATGACTTCTTCATACCTTCACCAATGGTGGGATGATAGTGACTAGGAGGATATACTCCTTTCTTTCTGAGCTTTAGGACATAATCCATCACATCCAAGTCCTTTGTGTTGAAATATCTTTCATCAAAGTAACCGTTATTGGTTACAATACTAGAAAGGATGAACATGAATTCGCTATTAAGCTCTGGAGAAGCATGTAAAGTGACTCCACTCTCTTCATCTTCCAGAGGTAAACTGTTTTTACCATCTCCCATGACAACCCAAGTACCAAAGACTTCTCCTAGTCTTATGGTATTCTCAAATATCTTTGAATCATCTACTATTTGATTTGAATGTAACAAGAAAAGATATTTGTATTCATTCAGTCTCATCTGTGACAAGAGCCAATTCCTAAGAGTAGCCATAGGAACATCACCATACTTCCTATAGTTTTCATTTACCATAGTGTTATTCGTAGCAGAAGCAACAAAAACATTATGTTTTAACTCTTCTGGTATAGAAGCATAACAAACCTCAAGGTCTTCCTGTTCGTATATATCAATAATTCCTATTCCTATTTTGTCGTTCATAATGTTAATTCTTTATATGTGTTGGTTAGATACTCTATCACATCTTCTTTATGCTGAACGTCTATTGAGTTCACAAAATCTTCGATGTTTTTTTCAATATCTATTAAATTATAATCCACCTTTGAAGAATTTTCAATTAAATCTGTGTTAATTGATTTATAATCAATTCTAAAAAACTTGGGAGCAAGGTTTTGTAGTTTGGCGGTTAATAAAGTTATCTTATCATTGGTTATCTCTTCGTCTACGATAAAAGATACCATGTTGTTAGGCACATTCTCCTTTAAAAAATCAGCATCTTGCTTCTTATTTCTCAAATGACTCAGGTAAACCTTTATATGTTTAGGAGATATTTTATTTTCTATGAATTCTAACTTCTCTGATTCTATATCCAGTATATAAACACCTCTTACCTGATCAACATCACCAAAATTCTGTTGATAAGGACTTCCTACATAAACAATCTTTCCGTTTTTATATGATCTCTCATCTTTGCTGTGAAAGTGTCCAGAGATAATAAAAGATGACTTCTTTAAAAGGTTAGAAGATTCTATACCATGATCACAGACTTTAAAACTGTTCATATAGAAAGTCTGGATCTCAAAATGACCAAAACAAATATCTGCTTTTGGTATATCATCAATCTCCGTTCCCCAAGGAATAAGAGATATGGTCTTTTCACCTGCCTGTATGAGTAAAGGAGCCTTATCTACTACAACAATATTCTTCCATCCACCAAAAAGAGAAATGGAATTTACATCAGAACGATCTTTGTAATAACAATCGTGATTACCAGCTGATATAAAAATCCTAAAGTCCTTTAAGATGTCAAAGAACTCATTAGCAGTAGCAAGAGTGTTTACGGATATTTCACTTCTGTTATGAAAGATATCACCGGGTATGATGATATCGTTGATACCAGCTTTGTTATAGGTTTTAGAAACCCACTTAGCAAAATTCAATACGATATCATGCCAAGTAGAACTATCCTGACCTAATCCTATGTGAATATCAGAAAAAACTCCTATCTTTTTACTTTTTATAACACAACTCATTCGTCTTTCTTATACATCTTAGTTCTGTTATTTTTCATCATGTTGTTATAATTTTCAGAAAACATCATGTATTCATTCTGATACTTCTCATGTGTTTCATGAATATGCTTTTCCTTTTTAATTCTATTTCTGAAAGCATTAAATGCAATTCTAGTGAAATATGAAAAAGGATTAGTTCCTTTGGTATGATTATATTTCTTGGACATCAATGCTTTAAACATTCTAATGATTCCATCACCCACCATCTCTTCACGATATGAATAATTAATAAAATTAGGGGCATAACTTAGTTTATGAGCAATCTTGCTTACCATCTCTGCTAATTCATTAGAAAGAATGCCTGATTCATAATATTTCATAATCTGAGTATCAAACTCTTTAGGATCTACATAGAATTTGGTTTTATCAGCTTTCTTGCCTCTCTTTGGTTTTTCATTAACAACAACTTCTTCAATTACTTCCTCTTCAATTAGGTCTTCATCAACCTCTTCTATAAGCTGCTCTTCAGGCTCTTCCATTTCTATGTCATCTAAACATAGTGCTTCAGCCTCTTCTTGGGAGTACTCAATTTTATCTTCGTTAAGAAGTGCCTTCTTATTACGATATTTCTTTTTCTGTGTAGTCATAATTTTCTAAATTGTATAATTTCTTGCGTTCATTTAAATGGAGTATACCATACTTTGTATTATCTGCAATATCAAATATATTAGCCATTGATTTAGTAGGATGTAAACGTAATGCTCTTCCTATTGATTGCATTATTTTAATCTTAGCTTTTCCAGCAGATGCAAATATAATATTATGTAAATTGGGAATGTTAATACCTGTGCTGAATATTTTTGATATTGCTATTACGATAACATCATTTCTATCATTCATAAATGATCTTATCTTTTCTCTATCTTCAATATCAGTAGATCCTCTTATGAAATATATAGGTCTTTTATTATCACAAGTCTTTGTTAAAATTTTTTCTACTATTTCTCCATGAGCAATACGATCAACCATTATTAAACTATTATTAGTTAATTTATTTGCTAGATTACAAATAATTTGATTTCTCCTTTCGTTATTGATTAAGAAATCTAATTCATTCTCATAAGCAGAACTAGGAGTTCCAACAATTGCGGTGCTTGGTTTTGTTTGATGTTTAACTTTGAGAACTATTACTTTAAAGTTTGAAATATATGACTGATCTTTTAAAGTTTCAGTTTTCTGTTCAAAGGTTATTGGACCTAATTTACCAATTATATTCCATTGATCTATTTTAGAAGTTGGCATGGTTCCAGTAAATCCAAACTTATGAGGAGTTTGTACAAATTTTAAAACTTTGTTTATTTCATTACCTCGTTTAAGTGAATGACACTCATCTACTAATAATATTTTTACATCAGCTAATATAGAAAGATCAGTCTTCTCACTCATTAACATTTGAGTACCTGCTACTATGATTTTAGCAGAATGATCTAATTTGTTATTACCAGACCATTTTGCTACATCTTTTAGACCATAAGAGATAAAATCATTAGCAGTCTGCTCTACAAGCTGAATTGATGGAACGGTTACAAGAACCAAAGCATCAGGATCGTTTAAATTTTGTCTTATGCTTTCAATTAATCCTGCACAGATAAGAGTTTTACCACCTGCCGTAGGAATTATGGTGATTCCTCTGCCTTGTTGAATTGCGGCTATGATAGATTTCTCCTGATAATCTCTAAAAGGAAGATTCAATGTCTTCACATTAGGTTCATTAAAACCACAGGAGAATTCTCTTATCAATTCCTTTGAAACATTATATGTATAATGAGAATTTTCTATAAAACAAATAATATCACCTGTCATTCCTACTTCAAACTTTCCTCTAGGTGTTATTGAATATAAACGACTAGGAATATAAGGAACATTTTTCCTGTAAGCAGGATTTGCTATAGAAAAATGCTCTCTAATAAGATTTAGAGTATCCGAATCAGCTGTTATCTGACCTTGTGTTTTTGTTAAAGACAGTTCTATCATTATGTAGTTTCTAATTTATTAATTTCTACGATATTTTTCATATCATAGGTCATGCTTCTGAAGATAGTCTCTATTTTTTCAAAATACTCTATCAAGACTTCGGTATCTTGTATTTCTTCTTCTATCTTTAACATTTCTTCAGAACCATCTATCTTTTTATCCAAAGCAGACTTAGGAATTCCTGTTGGTAATCCTTTTTTTTCTAAAGTTTCCAATACTCCTGCTCTTAATGATTTCTTTTTTCTATTAAGAGAATTGAGTTTTCTTTTCTGATCCATCAACCTAGCAACCCACTTATGTTTAATTGCAGGTAACATCATTTGTTTTTCTAACAAATTAATTTGATCAATTTTTGTATCTTCCTGCAATTCTTCTTTGAATTCTTCTAAACAGACCATAAGTATCTTAAATTATACATTATGTTAAATAAATTTCAAGTATTAGTTAAAACTATTTTAGAGAATATGAATGCTGCTGGTGCTGGAGGTGCTTTTGGTACTCCACAACAGGCAGTTTATGATCCTGCAAATCCTGTAAGTGGAAATACTTATGCTCCAAATGACAATCGTAATGTTACTGGTGCATATTTTCCTGCTAAAGGAACTAAGAAAGGTAAAAATAAGAATAAAAAGAAAGTAAAACCTTTGGTTATTCGTAGAACTCTTCAAAGGAAAACTTTTTAATAAATATAATATATTGATTAACAATATTGCCATTTATATCCATATGCAGTTTTTCTTTTACCTAAACATACTCTGACTATTGCTTGATATTTTGCGTTGTTATCTTTAGCTGCTTTTTTTATAACAATCATAGTCTCTCTGAAAATATTTATAAGAATTCCATCTAGAACATATGTTTTTTGATTGTCCTATATAAATCTTATTATTTGGTGATGTTATTTTGTATATTCCCGTTATTTTTTTCATCATTGTTACTTATACATGAAACCATATTTTCGTAATATTTTTTTAAACTTTTTGGAGGACGGTTAATTCTAACATTTAAAATTCCATTATATGTATCATCTCTAAACAAAACATTATTTTCTATTTGTAATTTTAATTCTTCATATTTTAGTTGCCACTTACAGGTACATAACTTGAGTATTGTTCTTTTAAAGTTTTCCTTACCATGTTTTTCAACATCTTTTTTCAATTCTTCACTACTACCATAGTAATCTTTCCAATCTGAGTCGCATATTTTTTTTCTTTTTCTTTTAAATCCTTTCAAAGGTTTTAATTTTATTGTTTTTTTTAACATTTTACATCCCCAATAATATTTTTTTTCTTTTTGTTTTGCATTTAATCTTTCGATTAAATAGACAAAACCAAACCAATCTTCCAAATTATCAGGTATATTTTCCCATTCCATATTTGTACTTATAGGTAAATATAACAATGGCTAATACATCTTGCATCTATTGTGGTTCTTCTTCATATGGAAAACCATGTCTTTTTTCTCCTACCGAAACACATGTTCATATGGATGAACCCGGTAAGTGCATCTATTGTGGATCTCCTTATATAGGAACAGGTTGTATATGGAATCCTTATGGAAATGTTCATGTAAGAGGACCAGAATATCTAAATAGAGCCTCTGTACAGAGTGAAAAAGCTGCTGTTTTATCATATATTTTCAATATTGCTAGTTCTCTTTTATCTGAAGAACATTCTTATACTTCTCCTTTAGATAGATTATATAAGAGAATGGCTTCTATCATTGCTTCCGTAACAGAACCACTTTTAGAGGCACTCTGTCTTCAAGAAACACCTACCTACGGAAAGCTCTCAAAGCCAGAACTCATAAAAACTGTAGAATTTAAAAACAAATTTAAAAAACAGTTGGAAGAATTTTCTGAAACTTTAAAAGAAGCTTCTTTGGCTTTACCACAGGAAATAGTTGAAAAGACATTAATCGATGCTATAATGAATATTGATGTCAGAAAAAACAAAGATTAAAGATTTCTTAATCTATTATATTTCGGAAAGAATCATAATATTTCCAATATATGAGTATCTTCCTATACTTGCTAATACTATTATTAGAGATTTTCAAGAATGGGATCTCTTAGAAGATAAAAAAATCACTCAAAAGGAAAAATATTTTAAATATTTTCTAGAAAAAGAACTTGACAAAATATTAGAAACGTTTATAATATTATTTAAGGACCTTAATATTAAAATTATTACAGTATATAAAGAAGTATTACTAAATTCAGAATATTCAGAATTCTTCATAAATTATGAAAACTTTAGTAAAATTGTAAAGTATAAAATAAAGAAAAAAACCAAGTACTTCAGGGAAATAAAAAATGATTCTCTATTTCTCAATACTAAAGGATATTATAAAAATATAAGAGTAGGAATACCTAGTGGAGAAGACCTTGAATTTTTTATTAAACTTAATAAATTAAAATAATGGACAAATATTCAATTTTTCATATCGATGGTGGTTGTGGTAAATCAATAGTAGGTACTTCTGTTGTTAAATCAATAAAAGCAGCATATCCTGAAAACAAATTAATCGTTGTAACAGCATATCCTGAAGTATTCCTTCATAATCCTAATGTTTTTAGAGTATATAAATTTGGAAATATTGCTTATTTTTATGATGATTACATAAAAAATAAAGATACTAAAATTTTCAGAATGGAACCTTATCATTCTGGTGATCTTCTTTACAAAAAAAAGCATTTAGCGGAAATATGGTGTGATGTTTTTAATATTCCCTGTGTAACCACAAAACCAGAAATATTTTTAACTGAAAGAGAATTAGTTTCTGTTAATAAAGAATTAAACAAACAAGGTCCAGTATTGATTATTCAATCATCAGGAGGTGCTGAGAATCAAAAATATCCTTATTCATGGTCTAGAGATTTACCTTCTAATACTGCACAAGAAATTGTTAATGAAGTTAAAGATAAGTTTAGTAAAATCCTTCATATAAGAAGAAATAACCAATTAGAAATTAAAAATACAATTCAACTTTCCGATAATTTTAGAAATCTTTTTTGTTATATTTTATTAGCTGATAAATTCTTATGTATGGACTCTTTTGTTCAACATGCAGCAGCAGCTTTTAATAAATCAGCTACAGTTGGATGGATTTCAAATTCACCTGTTGTATTTGGGCATGAAATTCATACTAATATAATTGCATCAGGAGAAGAATCATTCCGTCATCGTATTGATTCATATTTAGAATCTGAAGATTGGACAGGTGGAAGGCTTTATGAATGTCCTTATGATAATCTTTCTACTATTTTTAATAAACAAGATTTTATAGATTCTATTTTAGAAACAAAAAAAGAATTGCTTTTTCAAGAAAATCCAACTATAATATTCTAATATGATATTTTTTAATTCCTCAATGCCGAGAAGTATGTCAACGCTTCTCCAATGTATTCTTAATCAGAATCCAGACATAGCAGCAACTCCTACCGATCCTGTTTTGGAATATCTTTTTGGTGCTAGGTTGAATTATACAAATACACCAGAGGTTAAGGCTATGGATAAGGAGTTAGCCTTAAGAACATGGAGAGGATTTTGTTGGGGGGGATTGGAAGGATATGCAAATGCTTATTCATCCAAATCATCCAAAGAACATCTTTGTATCAAGACAAGAGGAGGAACAATTCATTATAAATGGTTTGAGGCTTTCATGCCAGAAAAGCCAAAAATGGTTTGTATGGTTAGAAACCTTAAAAGTATTATTTCTTCAATGGAAAAAATCTATAGAAAGAATCAAGAATCCCATCAGGCAATTCAAAATCACTCTGAAATGAAAGGAACCAATACTCCAAAGCGTGTTGATGCTTGGATGGCTTCTCCACCAGTAGGAATGGCATTAGAACGCTTACAGCAGTGCTTCCTAGAAGGTATCAATAAAGAAGTTCTTTATATTAGAGCCGAAGATTTAACTTCCTATCCACAAAGAGAGATGGATAAGATTTACAAATATCTTGGATTTGAATCTTTCCAACATGATTTTGATAATGTTGAACAGAGTATTAAAGAAGATGATTCTGTTTATGGATTAACTTCTGATCTTCATACTATCAGACAAAAGGTACAACCTTTAACAAGCGATTATACACAGATTTTAGGTAATCAGGTATGTGATTGGATTGATAACACTTATTCTTGGTATCAGAAGGGATTTGGTTATATTAAATAACTAAATAATCACTTATAAAGATATTTTAGTATAAATTAATCTATAGATATATTATTATTTGTATATAATAAATATTATCAGATTAAATGCATCTCTTTACAACATATTTTAAATCTACTAATCAAGAAAGACAAAAAGAGCTTGATTTTTGTATTAAAAAAAATTGCTTAAATGACATTATATCTAGAATAACTATTTTTCTAGATAGTAATACAACAGAAGATGATCTTTATAATTTGGGATTAGATTTAACAAAAATTGATTTTGTTAAAATAAATAGACTTCCAACATATAAAGATTGGCTTATTAATGGAATTAATTCAAATGAAGAGTTTTTAATTTTTTCTAATGCAGACATTTATTTTAATGAAACACTAGAGGAAATTAAAAAATACCCATTAAATGAAAAAGCAGTAATGTGTATTAGTCGTTATGAAGAAACCATAAACGGAATTAAAAAAACAAAATTTTCATTTTTTTCTCAAGATGTTTGGATAATAAAAAGAAAAAACATACCATCTATAACCTTTATAGATAATTTGAATATATCTACAGGTGTTGTTAGATGTGACAATAAATTTGCTTATTTTTTTGCATCTAATGGTTGGGATTTATATAATCCAGTAGAACATATAAAAGTCATACATAGACATGAATCAAATATAAGAACTTATGATTATTATAGCAAAGAAAATACTGGTTCTGTAGCATTTGTAGAAGAAAGTCACAATTATATGCCTTCTGAAGTTATGGTTAGAAACGCAAATGTTAATAATCTTAACTCTAATTATAGTTCTGGTGAAAATATTCCTTTTAATATTAAAACCTATATACATAGAGCTATTATTAATAGATACATTATAGCTAATGACTATGAAAGTTTAATAAAATATACACAAGAAGAAAATAGTCCCAAATTGCTTTCAATGGTAATGGAACATTTAGATAAGCATAATGATTTGAACTTTGTAGAAATATGTAAAAATGCTTTACAAAAAAATAATACAGATATTAAAAATAATTTTTTTAAACCTATTTTAAGTCATTATAAAAAACAACATTTGAGTGGTTGGGGAATTATTAATTGTGAATTAGAAAATTTTAGTACTACAACTGATGCTATAAATTTAGTAAGTTTTCTTTCTCAATCTTATACTTTATATAATAATAGAATTGAATTTAAACAAACTTTAAGCAAACCTTGGATCGGTATAGAACATCTAACTAACTATATACCAGAATATTACAATTTTGAAAATAATTCTCATAAATTATTTCAGAATATTAAAGATATTGAAGTTCTTGATACATGCAAAGGAATACTTTTTACCTCAGAAACTCAATTAAAAAATCAAATAAACAATCCTTTTTTAAATAATATAAAAAAAGATTTTATCTATCATCCTATTATTAGATGTAATTCAAGTATAGATTTTAATTTTAATTTGTTTTTAAATAATAAAAATAAGCAATTGATAAATTTGGGTTGGTATAATAGAAACTTTGCAGTTTTTGAAAAATTACAAGTTCAAGATTATAAAAAAATATTTGTATTTGGAGGAAAAGATAGCAATTATAGATACAATATATTTCAAAAAGACTTGCAATACCATAATATTGATAAAGTGACAACAGAAATTGCTCCACATTTAAAGGATAATGAATTAAACGAATTATTATCCAATAATATAGTCTTTATTAATTTATATGATGCAGCAGCAAATAATGCTATTTTAGATTGTATTGAAAGATCAACACCTATAGTTGTAAACAGATTACCTGCTTGCGAAGAATATCTTGGCAAGGAATATCCTCTTTTTTATGATACTATCGATCAGATACAAGATTTACTTTCTTTTGAAAAAATATATCTAGCTCATTCGTATTTAAAAAATATCGATAAAACAAAATTTACAATGGAGTCTTTTATTACAAAGATAAATCAATTTGTTGAATCATTATGAATAAGGTACTTTTATTAACACAAGCAAGACATGGATCTACATATTTTATAGATAATTTATTTAAAAAAGGTAATATAGAACAATTTTATATGGAGTATGAATTATTTAAAGAATTTTATTTACAAGACCAAGATGGACTTTTAGGTTTTGTAAAAAGACATTCCTTAGTAAATTTTGAATTTGAAATTATACAATTAAAAAAATTAAGAAAAACAAATGAAAAAGAATATTTTAATACAATTTTTAAAATGTTAGAAAAAAATGCAAAAGAATATAATACTAAAAACTATGGTTTTAAAATTTTTCCTTCTCATGTTTATGGAATGATAGGAAATAATAAAATAAATTTACAAGAAATAATTTCATTTGTAGATAAAATTATTATTTTAGACAGAGATGATATTGAATTTGCTTATTCATTTGCAAATGCTATTGTGACAAATAAATGGTCAATTTCTCAGAGACACGAAAAGAAAAGAGTTATTTTAAATAATGAGCAAATAAATAATATTATCAATCAAATTAAATTAAAAAAAAGATTTTTTGAAGAAGCAAAACAAATAATAAAAGAAACAAATAAAGATTGTTTATATTTACATTATAACAATTTAGGCGAGTCTTATAAAGACATTAATAAATTTTTAAATATTGATTTAAAGACTTGGATTCCTTTTGAAAAAAGGAAATATGATTATGAATCTTTTTTAAAAGATAATCCAACCTTGTTAAATTTTTTTTATAAAATATAAAATTTTTAGTTCTTATCTATAAATAAACTGGTATATAACCAATATAATTTCCATTATAATCAAAAGCAGAAACACGTTTTGAGAATGTACCAAGTGTACCAGCAGTTCCTGTACAATTAAATGCAGGATTTGTCATAGTAACTCTACCTTGTGAACTTAAGTTATTAACATAGGTATAATTTACTTGTTTAGCACTTAAACCAGAACCTAATAAGAACGTATTGTCATAGTTTGTATAGTTAGCACAACCTCCAGCAATAAAAGAGCAAGAACTATTATAGATGCAATTGTTCTGACCACCTGCTATGTTTG